CTGAGACGAAGTATAACCAGCCGTCGAAGGTGGTCTGGACCATGCGCACCTGGATGGCAAACGAGCCCGAAGGCACGTCAGGCGGGGCCATGGCGGTGTCGTGGGTGCCTTTGGGCAGGAGGGTGACGATGGAGCCTGGGCCGATGTAGCCGGCGATTGGGACCTTGCGCACGTCGTCTAAGACCTCGATGCCGGCCTGGCGCATGACCTCCGTGACGGGCAAGAGCAGCTCACCGGCAATAGCCTTGGCTTCGTCCATGGACATGCCCCGCTTGCCGGCAAACATGTAGGACACAGCCGCGGGGTCCAAGTTGATGCGCTTGGCGAGCTGGCGTTGCGACATGCCAATGCGCGCGAGCTGTTCTTGGAACCAGGCTTTGTTAATGGTGGATGGATTGCCCATTGAGTATATATCGACAGAGGGCTCTTGATATTGAGGCAAACGCAACATCGAGTCAACCACAGTTATAATCATGATTGTCGGCAACAACTTGTTGATTGATATAACAATTGTATTGAATTTGCACCTGTAGATATTTTTTTGAGGAAGGTGATGGGAAAGACTAAACACGATGCGAATCCCGCAACCACGGTGGTGGCGCGTCTGGGCGGTTGCCGCACGGTGGCGCGATTAGTGGGCGTGAGTCCGTCCGCGGTGTCGCGTTGGTGTACCCCAGCGTCGTTGGGTGGCACGGGTGGCCGCATTCCACAGAAGTGGTGGCAACATTTAATTGCCTCTGGCAAAGATCGCGGTATCGACATCACGGTCAACGAGTTGTCAGGGTTTGCTTGCCCGCGGTGATGAGAGATGTGTAACGTGATGCGATAATCCGAATGCCAGCACCGATGACCTTGTCTAGCTAACGAGGTTTCTATCGACTTCCCTGTCCCGAGTATCGGTGCTGGCACCTTGATGGGCAGGGTAAAAAAACAACAATGGGACGGGGATGCAGTTAACTACGGAATCTATAGCACGCCATTTAGGCGGCGCATCAAAATCGGGTGACAACTGGTCGTGCCGATGCCCGGCACACGAAGACAAGCGCGCGTCGCTATCTATCAAAGAAGAGTCCAACGGCAAGCTCCTAGTCCACTGTCATGCAGGCTGCGCGCAGGCGGACGTGGTGGCAGAGCTTAAGGCGCGCGGTCTTTGGAACACACCTAAGACAGTCACACCACCGGATCCGCTACCGGTGCAGATCAATCTAGGGCAAGGAAAAGGCCAGGTCGTTGCTGAGTACAACTACACCGACGAAGACGGCCAGCTGCTCTACCAGGCAGTGCGATATGAACCGAAGGATTTCAGGCAGCGCGCACCGATCAATGGCAGCGGGTGGACCTGGTCGATCAAGGGTGTGCGCCGGGTGCTGTACCGGTTGCCCGAAGTTCTTGCCGCAGTCGCAGAGGGCCGCACGGTCTATATCTGCGAGGGCGAGAAGGACGTCGAAGCTGCCCGATCCTTGGGTTTGGTTGCGACCTGCAATGCGATGGGTGCAGACAACGGGTCCGGCAACAAGTGGCTGCCAGAGTTTGCGGAACTCCTGCGGGGCGCAAATGTCGTGGTCGTGCCAGACCAGGATGACCCAGGCATTCGACATGCCGAATGGGTGATTAGCACCCTGCAAGGTAAGGCGCAAAGCGTCAGAGTCGTCAATCCCGCGTCAGGTAAAGACCTGGCTGACTGGATCAAAGCGGGCGCAACTGTTGATGACATCGTCAACGGCGCGGTCGATGCGTTTGATGTAGATCAATCTAGTAACGACAATCACGGCAAGTTTGAATTTTTTGATGTGTCAGATCTGATCGCTGACATCAAGCCGATCGACTGGTTGGTGCGTGATGTGTTCGAGGCGGATTCATTGGCGCTGATCTACGGGCAACCAGGCGGCGGCAAATCTTTTTTTGCAGTCGACATTGCTTGCGCGATTGCAACAGGCAACGCGTTCTTCGAGCGCCAGGTCAAGCAGGGACCGGTGTTCTACATCGCAGGCGAAGGGCACAACGGCCTGGCCCGGCGGTTCAAAGCCTGGGAAGTGGCGCGCGGTGCCCCGATTGCCCCAGGGCAGATCTTCAAGTCGGGGGGCGCTATGGCGGTGCTCGATGAAGACAGCATTCGCAGTGTGTATGAACAGATTGCTAGGACGTGTGACGCCACGGGCGCTGCGCCCGCATTCATTTGCATCGATACCCTGGCGCGTAACTTCGGCGCGGGGGATGAGAACAGCACCGAAGACATGTCGGTGTTTATTTCCCACCTGGACAAGTGGCTGCGCCGGCCGTTTGGCTGCTGCGTGTCCACCGTCCACCATGCCGGTCACAACATGGAGCGGGCCCGCGGATCCTCGGCATTAAAGGCCGCGGTCGACGCTGAGTGCGAGGTATCCAAGGACGACAGCGGGCTGGTCAAGATCCGGTTTACCAAGATGAAGGACGCTGAGATCCCGGCCGACATGATGCTGAAAATCCGCGGCGTCGAGCTGCCAGGCGTATTCGATGAGGACGGCAACCCGGTGACGTCCGCGGTGCTGGACGTGGCCGGCGACATGATCCACGCGCAGCTGGGCAAGCGCACCGACGGCACCCAGATCACGGCGATTGAGGTGCTGAAGATCCTGGACCAGAAGTGGCACACCACGCGTCAACTCGAGGATCCGCTGATGGCGTCCAAGGGCACGGTGTCGCGGGTGGTGGGTGGATTAAAGCGGCTCGGATTTATCAATGACCAAGGCATCACGCAGGCTGGATTGGATGAGCTCTCGCGTGCTGGCCACCAGATCCTGGGTCACGGCAAGCCGGTGTGGAAGCGTAAGTCATGAGTGCAGTTTGTAAGGTTCGCGTAAGAAAAGTGCCCCAAATGTTGCTGGGGCACTAACACTTTTTGATGCCCCAAAAATTCTGGGGCAAGAGTTGGCACTTACCGTAAAACGTCGCAGCTGTGCGGTAAAAGTGCCCCAAAAATTTCTGGGGCAGTTTGGGGCGCCAAGTGCCCCATGCCCCACCACCTTATATAAGGTGGGGCAAGATGGGGCAGACCTGGGGCAAGGCCAAAAAGGAAAGGGAAAGTATGATCAGTTTGACATTGCCATATCCGCCAAGCGGCAACCACATGTGGCGCAAAGGGCAGGGCAGGACCTACCTGGGCGACAGGGCCAAGGGGTTCTATCGCGACGTGCAGTACGCCGTCATGCAGCAGGGCAAGATGATCAACCTGGACATGCCCGTCACAGTCGAGTGCCGGCTTTACCCGCCAGACAATCGCCGGCGTGATCTGGACAATGCCTGGAAGGTGCTGGCCGACAGTCTGACCCGAGCGCGTGTGTGGCAGGACGATCATCTGGTGCGCAGGCTGCACCTGATCTGGCAGGAGCCAGCGCCCGGCGGCCGGGTCGAGATCACAATTGCCCCGCATGGTGAGAAAATCACATCGTGATGATACAGCTGGAGTTCTTTAGTGGGATTTAGTGACATGGCAACTTCTGACAAGCCGGTCAAGAAACCGCCTCGCGCAGGTATGGGGCGCCCCAAGGGCGCAGCCAACAAGGTGCAGGCGGACGTGAAGGCCATGGTCCTGGGTGCGCTCGAGCAGGTGGGTGGCCAGCAGTACCTGGCCGACCAAGCCGAGGCGAACCCGACCGCGTTCATGTCCCTGGTGGGCAAGGTGCTGCCGCGGGAGATGAAGGCTGAAGTCTCCGGCGCGATCGAGCTGGTGCTGGCAGAAAAACTCAAACAGGCCCGTGAGCGCGTCGGCTGACGTTCAGCTCGAGCTGATCGACTTCATCGCCGGGTTCACGCGTGACCCGCTGGGGTTCGTGCTGGCTGCTTTCGAGTGGGGCCAGGGCGAGCTCGCAGGCTTTGACGGGCCCGATGAGTGGCAGCGCGATGCGTTGATCGAGATCGGCCGCAGGTTGAATGCCGGCACATTGACAGCCAGCGAGGCCGTGCAGCTGGCCATCGCATCAGGCCACGGCATCGGCAAGTCAGCGCTGGTGTCTTGGCTAATCCTGTGGGCGATCGCCACCCACGAAGACACCAAGGGCGTGGTCACCGCCAACACAGAGAACCAGCTCAAGACCAAGACCTGGGCGGAGCTTGCCAAGTGGCACCGCATCTGCCTGGTGCGGCACTGGTTCGAGCTCACGGCGACCGCGCTGTTTTCCAAGGACCCGGCGCACGAGAAGACCTGGCGCATCGACATGGTGCCTTGGTCTGAGCGCAACACCGAAGCATTTGCCGGCTTGCACAACAAGGGCAAGCGCATCTTGCTGGTGTTCGATGAGGCCTCGGCCATTCCCGATTTGATCTGGGAAGTCTCCGAGGGTGCGCTGACCGATAGCAACACCGAGATCATCTGGTGCTGCTTCGGTAACCCAACCTTAAACACCGGGCGGTTTCGCGAATGCTTTGGGCGCTTTCGCCACCGGTGGATCACCCGGCAGATCGATAGCCGCACCGTGGCCATGACGAACAAGACCCAGCTGCAGAAGTGGGTCGACGATTACGGCGAGGACTCCGACTTTGTGCGCGTGCGTGTGCGTGGCGTGTTCCCCTCGAGCTCGGCGAATGCACTGCTGGGGCCTGAGGATGTCGAGCGCGCCATGTCGCGCCATTACGAGGTGACACAGTACGAGTTCGCCGCCAAGATCCTGGGCGTGGACGTAGCCAGGCAGGGCGATGACTCGACCGTGATCTACCCGCGGCAAGGGCGCGTCGCTTTTAAAGCGCGCACGATGAGAATTCCCGACACCATGCTGGTGGCCCAGCAGGTGGCGTTGTCGATGGACAAGTGGAAGCCTGATGCCGTGTTTGTGGACGCGACCGGTGGTTATGGCGTGGGCGTGGTCGATGGCCTGCGGCAGATCAACAAGACGCCAATCGAGGTCTACTTCAGCGGCAAACCGCTTGATGCGCGCTACTTCAACAAGCGGTCCGAGATGTGGTTCGAGATGGCCAAGTGGGTGAAGGACGGCGGCGCGTTGCCGCGGGACCGGGAGTTGGCCGAGGAGTTAATCGCAGCCACCTACACCTTCCAGGGCGACAAGTTCCGCCTGTGCGATAAGGACGACATCAAGGATCTGATCGGGCGCAGCCCGGACAAGGCAGACGCGTTGGCGTTGACCTTTGCCTTCCCGGTGTCGCCAAGCCTAGCGCACATTCACCCGAGCTTGGAGCAGCGCGGCGTGAAGATGGAATACGATCCGTTTGAAACCGCCTGATTTTTCTGGGCAAATTGGTGCGATAATCCGCGCACGTTGTGAATATCACATGAGGTGACCCTATGTGCTTCTTTGGTGGCAATGACCCGCCCGCGCCTCCGCCGCCGCCAGCGGCCGCGCCGGTCGAGCAAGAGCAGGCTGTGCAAGATTCGATGGACCGTGAGCGCCGCCGCCAGGCAGCTGCGCTGGGCCAGCGATCAACCATTTTGACCAGCGCGATGGGCGTAACTGCGCCAGCTGCCACCGCGCAGAAAACACTTCTGGGATCCTGACATGTGTTTCTTCGGACGTAGCAGATCTTCACCGCCGCCTGTGGCGGCCGCGGTCCAGCAGGCTACAGCTGCGCCGGGCATGGACATGAACGCGCAGCAGGATGAGCAGCGCCGTCGCATGGCTGCCAGCGCGCAGCCCGCTGACACCATGGGCATGGCTGATCAGAAAACCGTGCTGGGTGGGTAATCGTGTGCTTTCCAGGCGCGCAGCGCCAAGCAATGCCGCCAGCGCCAGCGCAGCCGGCATTCGACTCGGAAAGCGCTGGGTATGACTACAAGACCGCAGTGGCTGCAGGCATGGGGCCAGCAGCTAGCGAAGAGAACGAAGGGCACTGGGGATCGGTGACGATGGCCAGTGAGGAAGTAAAGAAGAAGTACAACTTGCCTGATGAAACGTATGTAGTGCTGAAGGGCAAGGCGCATGAAACGTGGGATCTAGCAGTGCAAGGTGAGGCCGAGCGCGGATTCGAGATCAAGAAGTACGGCAACCGCTACTACTCCGTGCCAAAAGGAACGAAGTGATGGAAAGCAAGCGCGAACAGTTCAACCGGCGTCTCGCGTCGTTAAAGACCGAGCGGGCATCGTTCATCGAGCATTGGCGCGAGCTGTCCGATTACATCTTGCCGCGCCAGTCGCGCTTTGTCGTCACCGATCGCAACCGGGGCGACCGCAAGAATTCCAAGATCGTCGACAACACCGCGACACTCGCGGTGCGCACACTCGCTTCCGGCATGATGTCAGGCATCACGTCACCTGCGCGTCCCTGGTTCCAGCTGCGCACGCCTGATCCTGGCTTAAACGAATACAAGCCGGTCAAGCTGTGGCTCGACCTGGTGCGCACGCGCATGACCGAAGTCTTTTTGCGCAGCAACCTCTACACCACGCTGCCTATCACCTACGGCGACCTGGGCGTGTTCGGCACCAACGCCTTCGCTGTGCTCGAGGATAGCGAGGACGTGATCCGCTGCTACCCGTACCCGATCGGCAGCTACATGATCGGCACGTCCTACCGCGGCAACGTCGATACCTGCTACCGCGAATTCCAGATGACAGTCAACCAGGTGGTCGGCCAGTTTGGCATCGAGCAGGTGTCCGAGTCGGTCAAGAACCTCTACGAGCGTGGCAACAAGGACGCCTGGATTGATGTAGTGCATGTGGTCGAGCCCAATGATGAGTTCGATGAGCGCCGGCCGGCATCAAAGTACAAGCGCTTCCGCTCGGTGTATTACGAGCTCGGCGACAACCGTGACCGGCTGCTTCGCGAGTCTGGCTTTGATGATTTCCCGTTGATGGCGCCACGCTGGGCGCTAACTGGTGAAGACATCTACGGGCACTCGCCTGCGATGGACGCCCTGGGCGACATCAAGGCGCTGCAGCTCGAGCAGCGACGCAAGGCCCAGGCAATCGACAAGCTGGTCAACCCACCGATGACGGCGCCGAGCTCGCTGCGCAACCAGCGCGCAAGCCTGCTGCCAGGTGACGTGACGTACGTCGACGTGTCGCAAGGTGGCCAAGGATTTGCGCCGGCTTACCAGATCAACCCGCGCATCAATGAACTCATGATGGACATTCAAGAGAACCAGGGCCGCATCCGGCGTGCGTTCTTTGAGGATCTGTTCCTGATGATCGCCAACGATTCGCGCAGCAACATTACCGCTCGCGAAATCCAGGAGCGTCACGAAGAAAAGCTCTTGATGCTGGGCCCCGTGCTTGAGCGCTTAAACGACGAGCTGCTCGATCCGCTGATCGATCGCACCTTCAACATCATGATGAAGGTCGGCATGGTGCCGC